TTGTTATGCGGAACTATTAACGTTACGTCGCAAACTAGAATAATCGATCCAGAACAATCAATTGTTTGGGTTAAAGGAATACCTACATGTCCCGAAGACCCACAGATAACAGCTTTAATTAACAAAGTTGGAATTGATGATTTACAAAAATCAAAACGTGACATTAGTAAAAATGAAGCTAATGTATGTAGACAATTAGGCAAAGCATTTAGACAACGAGATATGTATGAAGGAGCTGATTGGTATTTTGAACGAGTAAAGGCACATGTTGAAATTGTAAAACTAGAACCTGAAGTTGTATTTGAAGAAGAAGTACCTGCTGATATAGCAGCAAGCTTACAAAGCGATAAAGAATTTTTACAAAGCATACCAAAATCTTTTGAAAATGTAAGTCCAACGGACATGAAGAAATTAGCACAAGAGATTGAAGGCCAAATAGAAAAACTAATCAAAGAAAAAGAAGCACTTATTAGAAGTCATGCTAGTCCCGAAGTAATTAAAGCGAAGGATGAATCTATTAAGAATTTAGGCAAAGAAAAGACAATCATTGATTTAACTGTTAAAGAAGAAAAAATGAAAGTTGAAGCAGTTAAATTAAAAGATGATGCGAAGAAATTAAATAATTACTTGATTGGCGCGGGTATTACTATTTTACTTATGTTTTTAGGTATTATGATTTTATTCCAACGAAAAACAATTAAAGGTCAAGACAAAGAAATACTTAGACAGTTGGCAGATATAAATACTAAAAACACCTACTTAGAATATGCTGCGCGAATTATTAGGCACGATATGCACTCTGGTATCAACACATACATACCACGTGGGATATCGTCATTAGAAAAAAGATTACCTGCAGATACTATCAAAGAACTTAAGATTGAAGGTTCACTTAAAATGGTACGCGAAGGATTAAATCATACACAACGGGTTTATAAAAGTGTATATGAATTTACCAATCTAGTTAAACGTACTGTAGATTTTGATACGGACGAACAAGATGTTACGCAATTATTGAATAACCATTTTGAAAAGACTTCTTATGCCAAACAAGTTTCAATTTCAGAGTTAGGAGTATTGCCAGTTAATTCAATTTTATTTTGCAATGCGCTTGAGAATTTAGTTAAGAACGGATTGAAATATAATAACAGCGAAAACAAAACCGTATCAATATTTATAGAAGACAATCATATCATAGTACAAGATAATGGAATTGGTATGACAAACAAACAATTTAAAAAACATTTAAAATCGGTTTCGAAAGAAAATAATGATGAAATTGGCCTTGGATTAAACATATCTTTTGCTATATTAAAAGAGCATGGATTTGATATGGAATGTGAGGAAAATGAAATTGGAACTAAAATAAAAATAAAAGTAAAATAGAGAAAAGAGATGATTGATTCAATTTTGTTAGTAGATGATGAGGATTTATTCCATTTAGTGTTTGAAGATGCATGTTCGTTGCTTGATATAAGTTTATCATTGCAGTCACTTAGTAGTGCAGATGAAGCTGAGAAGAAATTTAAACGATGGTTTAATGATGGCGGATTAGATGAAAAACCAGAATGTGTATTTGTCGATTTAAATATAATTGGTAGTTCGTTTGATGGTATTGAATTGATACGAAAAATTAATTTTGAATATGGCAATCAAGTTGTTATCGGAATCATTTCATCATCAAATGAATCAGAAGAGCAAGCACGTGCTATACAAGTAGGAGCACAGTTTTGGATTATCAAATCAGATGACATAGAACCTAGATTGGAAGAATTTAGAAAAGACTATGATGGTTATAAAAATAGAACAGCACCATTTAAAATTTATAAATGATTAAAATTGATGTAAATACTAAAAAACAGTTAATTGAACTTTATCAGAAAAAAGGTATTGGTCTCGAAGGCAATATTACAAAGCTTATTGAACGAGAAGATGATGAAGACTTTAAAGAGTATTTGAAAGATTGTGAATCTAAAGACGCAGAAAAAAGAAAGAAGCGGCTGGAGATGACTAAAAAGATTCAAAAACAAAATGAAGAATTGACTTCATTGAATGATGAAAATCAAAGAATATTAACTGAGTTACAAGATACTCTAGAAAATGTTGAACAATCAAAAACGGCATTTGAATTACAAAATAAAGAATTGAATGAATGGAAAACAACTAACATTCGTTTAACAGAAGAGTTACGGGTAGAAATGATACGTGCTGAACAAGCAAAATTAGATGCAGAGGCTGCAAAACAAAATGCAGAGAATGATTTGGATTTATTACAAAAGCGCAATCAAACAGAACTTATTTCAACCATAGTTAAAGTTGCACTTTATGTAATTGTTGGCGTCGGTGTTATTACTACAGGCGTATATGTATTTACTTTGATTGTTGGAAAAGATACTCAAGTTATAAGTGCAGCTTGGTCAAACATATTTGGGATATTGCTTACCAATGCATTTAGTATTATTGGAACAATCATGGGAATAAAATACGCAACAAATCAATCTGAATAATGAATTATAAACATATTGCAATATCTTTATTGATATTTTTTCTTGGCCAAATCGTTGTTTGGGTTCAAGTAAATGGTCCTTTGTTGTGGCAATGGGCTAAAACATATAAATTTGCATTGATGTTATTAGGAGTTCCTATAACATGGGCATTCATGGAAGCAACGCGTTATGCAGTGTCTGGGTATGGGGGACAATTCTGGCCAGGTCGCTTTACTTCATTTGTTGCTGGCATCATTGTATTTACCATTATGACATACATGTTCAAAGGCGAAGTTATAACATTGAAAACATCAGTTTCATTATTATTAGCATTTGCTCTTATTTTAGTACAGCTGTTTTGGAAGTAGCAATATTTATATAAAATGCTGAAAGAATACGAAACACAACATCAACTTAATCCTAAACTATGGACAGATGATCAATGTCTGCCAAGCAAAGTTCGTAATGGATTTTTAAAAATTGCTAATAAGTTCTATGATTTTCTAGAAATTGATGTACCTATATATGATATCATCATGATTGGCAGCAATGCAAACTATAATTGGACAGAACATAGTGATATAGATTTGCACGTTGTAATAAATTATTTAGATGTTGGAAAAAATTTATATTTAGTTGAACAGTACCTGCAAGCCAAAAAAAGCGTTTGGAGTTCAAAATACCCGTTAACGTTTAAAGGCATGAACATTGAATTATATGCACAAGATTCAAATGAAAATTTGCACGCATCGGTTGGAATATATTCGGTGTTAAAAGAAAAATGGATACGTAAACCATCCGCCGATTTAATTTCAATTGACGATGATTTAATTCATCAGAAAGCGGCTCCATATGAATATGAAATAAATAAAATTTCTCCAGACGATCCAGATGCTGAAATGAAAATCAAACGTTTACTTGTTAAATTAAGGCATTTGCGTCAAGCAGGTTTAGATACAGCGGGTGAATACTCTGTTGAAAATTTAGCATATAAACATCTTCGCAATAAAGGATTACTTGATCATCTCAAGGAAATGTTTCGATTAGTTACTATGAATCAATTAACAATTGATGAAAACGTTGTGAATTCATTAGCTAATCACATCAATAAAAAACAAACATTAACAGAATCAGATTGGTTGAATATATTACATCAAACCAACGGAGTTGAGGATGCAATGGGACAATGGCGGCATCCAGGACGATGCACTATGATACCTAGCAATCGCATTACGATGCGTAATGTACCTTTTAAAGTATTAGGTATCGATGATACGGGTCAAGTGCATGTAATGAAACCAGAACAAGAATATACATATCCAGGTACGCAAGTATTTGAAATTCCAATGACAGCACAACATAAAACCTGGTTGATGCAACTAAAAAATCAATTAAAAAATGGAGCACATTATGACTAATAGTAAAGGATTAGGCGATGACATCAAACGCATAACCAGTGCAACTAAACTTGATGAACTTGCAAAACGAATTGCACAGCTTTTAGATGAAGATTGTGGTTGTGATGATCGACAAGCGTGGTTGAATGAAAAAACTAAAAATTGGTCAAGATATAAAAAACAAAACAAGGACATAAATGGCAATAATAAATAAAACGGGTATTACCAGCGGCGGTACTATTCAAGCTGAGCACGTAACTAGAGCTATCGATGCATTGAGTGGCGGAAGTACCGATTCAGTTGTTGCAACTGGTTCATTTAATGGAACGTTAACAGGAAATGCAACCACTGCAACAACAGCAACCACTGCAACAACAGCAACCACTGCTACTAATGCAACAAATACAGCTGTAACTAATACGTCAACTGGTACGGGCCCATATTATATTACATTTGTTGAATCAGCAACGGGTAACGTTGGGCAACGTGTTGATGCAACTGGATTAACATATAATGCAACAACCGATACGATTACAGCAACAGCTTCTTTTGCTACAACAGCATTGAGTGCTTCTTATGCAGCAAACGTTCCTTCTACGGCAAGTTATGCCTTAGCGGCATTAAGTTCATCATACGCAGTAACAGCATCATTTGCTTTGAATGCTGGTGGAGGATCTGGTGTAGGATTTCCATTTACGGGTAGTGCACAAGTTACTGGTTCGATGGATATCACAGGTTCTTTAACAGTATCTGGATCAACGCGTATTGTTGGCGGAACTACAATATCAGGTTCGTTGGCAGTATCTGGATCGACAACTATTAACGGAACAACAAATCTTATAGGAACAACAAATCTTACAGGCAGTATTAATGTTAGTCAAGCTGATGGCAGTACATTACGTGGTAAAATAACCGGCGGTGAAAACTTGATTATAGATTTAACTGAAGTAGGTAAGAGTCCGGCAGTTGGTACTTTTATTATACCAATTCGACAACCGGTCACGCCATATCCTGGTTCTATATATATTGATACTTCCAACGGACGATTTTATATATATGATGGTTCCAATTGGCAACAAATTCAATATGTATAATATACAGCATTCAATATTTATATAAAAGGAAAATATGAAAAAGTTAACAAAAGAACAATTACTTGGTATTCTTCGTCACACCTTAACATTCGTTGGTGGTATTTTGATTACCAAAGGACTTATTGATGAAGCAACTGCTACAGAAATTATCGGTGGCATTATTACTTTAACTGGAACTATTTGGTCAGTATTAGCAAAGGCTTAATATGAAACGTTTGAATGAATGTGGTTGTGGATGTGGCGGTAAAAAAGGCGGATGTCAAGATTCGTATGAAGGAAGCATGGCAAAACATGATGCAATGGAATGTGCAGAAGATGCAGCTGCGATTGCTGATATGATTCAAGATGCTGATGATTTGCCGGAATGGTTAGAAGCTAAAATAACATTGGCAGCAGATTATATGAATCGAGTTAAAGATTATTTAACACATCATATGAATCGAAACTATTCTCATTCAGGACATATGCAACCACAATTCATTCCGGTTGGATTTAAAGACCAATTAAAACAAATGATGCCAGAGCGCATTGAAAAAACAGAAGCTGGTTATTTTGCTACTACTAAATCAGGACGCAGATTATCTAAACGTCCTAAATCTAAAAAAGCAGCATTAGCTCAATTAGCTGCAGTTGAAATTTCAAAACATAAAAAATAAGTTACATGGCATATTTAAATGCGAACATCCCAACAATCACATGTTTCATACGAAATGAATTCATGTTTAATCACGAACAAGGTAATGGTGAATTTACTGCTGCTGATGTACATTCGGTTGCATCTATACAAAAACGAACTCCATTATTTGAAGCATTCTTAGAAAATGGTGTCAATTGGACTAGAAGACCAATACACGCATTTTGTTGGAAGAAAGATGCTGAAACATTGCCACTAACGGAACATGTATATTGGGATTGTTTTTCATCATACATTGATGTACAAGTAAGAGAACGTATGTCAGGATTACGTGCAGATTTAATTTCTATAACTGGAGTTAAACGAAAAGGCACGTATATGTTTACTTTAGATTGGGCACACGAAAATAGAAACATGTTAGATACAAATTTCTCAGAAACGCCAGAACATAAATGCGGACATGTATTCAAAATGGATAATGGTAATTATTTTATCTATCCTAATAACAGAATTATATGGATGGATAATGCGTGGACATTTAAACGCATTGATAAAAATCCTGGATATAAAATTGATATGACAGTATATAGTGTCGAAGGTAAAGGTGGATTTGAAACTGATTATTCTTATATGACCGAATTCAAACAAGATAAACAATCAAAGTGATATTTATTAATATGAAACTAATAAATTTACTTTTTGAATCAAAAGAAGAAAAAAAAGAAACTTTTGAAACATTTGCTGATACGCGCGAAGCTGGTGCAGAAAAGATTGTTGATAATGCCAAAAAGAAAGGCGGATTAGCATTACTTACATGGCATCATTTCAAAGTTAAATTACCATATTATAAACGAGCTGCCGAAGGTAAATTTGATTTAGATAAAGCAAAAAAAGAATATGAAGCTACATATAAAAAAATATCTACTTCAATGACACAAATTGAATTTCAACGAGAGGTTGGTCGTTTAGAAGTTTTAGGCGAATTGATTATTCGTGAAGAACGAGGAAAGTAATGATACGATTAGTTGATTTGTTATCAGAAGATTTACGCAGATGGGTAAAAGAAAAATGGACAGATCAACATGGACGTCCTTGTGGCAGTTCCGAAACCAAAGGAGTTAAGAAATGTCGTCCTTCTCGAAAAGTATCAAAAGATACTCCCAAAACATGGGGTGCATTTGACAAAAAAGAAAAGAAAGCATTGGTTGCACAAAAGCGCCGAGTTGGTATGGGTAAACGTACTCCTAAGGCAGAAGGCGCGATTGAAGAAAAAAAGAAAGCAAAGCGCGATGCTTGTTACTATAAAGTAAAAGCTCGATACGATGTTTGGCCATCTGCATATGGATCATTAGCACTTGCAGCTTGTAGAAAGAAAGGTGCAAAGAATTGGGGTAAAAAATCATGATATCATTAAAATCATTGTTAACCGAGGGTGCGGCATTAACTGACGACTTTATGCAAAAAGTAATGCAGTGGGAGAATAATAAAGCATATAAACCCGGTGGATGGAATGATAAAAAACAACGTTGGTTCCCACATAAAAGTCCAGAAGGCGGGTTGCCTACTATTGCATATGGTCATAAATTAACTCCACGTGATGTCAGCAGCAATAGATTTAAAGGTGGTATATCTGATTCAGATGCTAAAGAACTTTTACAGAATGATTTGTTTGCTGCATCATTAAAAGCAGCTAGTCTAGTTCCTGATTATAAAAAGTTACCTATTAATGTAAGACAGGGCCTTATTAATGCAGCATATCGCGGCGAAATAAAATCAAAGCATAATACTATAAAATTGATGAATGCTGGAAAATGGTCTGCTGCAGCTAAAGAATATCTTAACAATGATGAATACAGAAATAACCCTGGTGTAAGAAATCGAATGGATTGGAATCAAAAACAATTTCTAACCATGGCTAAAGGCAAAGACACTACAAAAGAAAAACCAGAAACTCAATCCACAAAATCAACAAAGACTTATACAGTTAAGTCCGGTGACAGTTTAAGCGTAATTGCATCAAAATATAAAACAACAGTTGATTCTCTTAAACGAGCAAACAATTTAAAATCAGATATGATTAAACCAGGTCAGAAGCTCATCATCAAATAATTTGGATTTTGCATCAATTTTATTTATATTAAGTTATGAATCAGAATTTCATAGAACAATTATTTATTGATTCAATCAACATCATGGCAACCGGTGAATGGGAATGGCCCGATACATGGGACAAATCTCGCCGAATGCGTTTTTTAAATGAATCATTGCATTATGCAGAAGAACGAGAATTATATGAACAATGTGCAATTATACGAGATGTCAAAGAAGCAGTCGACGAAATCTAAACGAGGCAAGTATCAAGTAACCTTGCACAACGACAATCACAATACGTTTGATCATGTTATCAATTGTTTGATTGATGCATGTGGACACAATGAATTACAAGCCCATCAATGTGCTTTGATAGTACACAATGCAGGTCGTTGTGTTGTATTTATCGATTGTTATGAAGATTGTGAAGCAGTTCATGAATACTTTATCAAGAATAAATTAAAATCAACATTGGAGAAACATGATAGGAAAAATTCATAAAGCAGTTTTGCGATTTCGTATTGCAATACTCCATGCATCATATCATCGCAATATGCGTCATATGGAGAAGGCACGTAGTAAACATGACATTATAAATTTTAAAAAATACGCATACCGCGCGGAAGATGCGTGGAGACAGATAGTTATATTAACTGAAAAACTAAAATAAAACAAATGGGTAGAAAATCAGCACACACCGGTATGTCACCGAAAGATCGTTCTGCAATGATCATGGACAAATTTATTTCTAAAAACATAAAACGCGAAGCAGGACAACCTTTTAAATCAGGCATACGCAAAGATCCAAACATTCCGATACATATGTGGCCGTTACAAGATCAAATTGAGTATTGGGAGAATCGTACGGATGCAGATCGATTTGCAGACAAGTATCCGGTATATTCTTTTTGGATTACTGAGGTAAGAGATTTATCTAAAGTGCACCCAACATTCTTTGCATCAAAAATTAGCAAACTGCAAGAAATGGTTACGGAAATGTATGATAACAAAACGTTTCCAAAAGAAGCGGTTAGAATTTTGAAAAATCACGGATTGTATTAATGGAAGAAAAACAATACAAATACATTTACGGTTTAGGCAAAACGGCATTAGATATTCCAGAAAGCGAAATACGCTATGCAATGGAAAATACAAAATCTAATGCCGAAGCGGCTCGGTTCCTTAAGGTGTCATTCACTACTTATAAGAAGTATGCTCGAATGTATGAGGACCGAGATACTGGAAAGACTTTGTATGAACTTCACAAAAATCAATTTGGAGTAGGGATACCAAAGGATGTTTGCAAAGCCAACAAAGGTATATATTCGATTGATAATATCTTAACGGGCAAGCATCCTAACTATCCTACCTGGAAGCTACGCAATAGATTGTTAGCATTGGCAATACTTCCAGAACAATGCAACAGCTGTGGTTATGCAGAACGCAGAATAACTGATGATACAGTACCTTTACTTTTAGACCATATTGATGGAGATGAAACAAATCATTGCATTGAAAACTTACAAATGCTTTGCATGAATTGTTACTATCAACAAACAGGTAATCCTTTTAATCAAGATAAAGAACGTTATTGGAATTACAATTTGCTTGAGTGATATTTATTAATATGATATCAATGAAGCGTTTAATTTTAGAAGGTCGTTATGATTCTTTAGTTACACAACTATCAAACAAACTTTTACAAATAGTTAAAGATAGTTATTCATCAACACAAACAGCTTCGGGAGAATTTGGTGGTAAAAAGATATACTATACCAAATCAGAAACAGTTCCTCCTATCGAAGATGATAAGCAACAGCCAGCAGTATATTTTGAAGAAGTTGAAAATGCAACTATCCCGGTAGAATTTTATCTACAATTAAAAATACAATGGATTGAAGGTCTTAATGATTTACGTTACGGCGGAGATGCTTTCAATGACACAAAGCGAGATTCAGATGAACCACCTTTGATTGAAGTTAGAATGCAAATTGATCCAGCAGAATATCCTAAGGTGTTAAGTGAAATTGCAATGAACTTGCGAGATACATTGCGCCATGAAATTGAACATGTAACACAAAGTGGTTGGAATACAATTGATAGCAAATATATTCCTTCAGACCAACGTCTTCGCGATCGTATTGAAGCTGGTAAATTACCTGCAGCACGTTATTTTACGTTGCCTAAAGAAATTCCTGCCATGCTTCAAGGATTGTATTTTAAGGCAAAGAAAAGCAAACAACCATTCAAAATGGTAGTTGATGAATATTTATCTATGTGGGTAAGTAATAATTCTATATCTGCTCAAGAAAAAGAAAACATTTTAAATATTTGGAGAACATATCTTCCTAAATTAGGAATACGGCAGGACATGTAATGATCAGATTGAAACGACTTTTAGAGACGCAACTAATCAAAGAAGCATTGCCTTTAGATATGGCCCGTAACTTTGTTAACATCAAACGAAATCCAGAAATTGAACAACAATTAGATGCCATATTAAATGCAATCAAACAACGTCCAGATGCAAAGTCATCGCGTAGAGGCGATAGAGTTGCAGTAAAGTTTGAAAGCAAAGAATCGGTATTTGATCCAGATAGAGACAGTTTATCTTATCAATTTATAAATTTTTATCCAGTTTTAAAACGACATATATCAGATGCTAATTTGTATTCTCAGCGAGAAAATTTTGATAGGTTCGAACTGCCAGACCTAGATCAAATCATATATGGACAACCAAAAGATGCGTATGGTCGCACTACTAAAATGTCTAAATTCATTGCGGCTGTAATCGCACAATCAGAAGTAAAAGCATTTGTTTCTAGTCTAGAACGTCATGTTGAAATAGATGCGAACGGAAATAAAATGCTTGTAGGCCGCGGCGGAAGTCGTCCATTTGATGAAGTTGTAACACAAGTAAAACAAGATGCTAAAAAGAAAATAGATGAATTGTTGAAACTTTACGATGAAATTCCAGAAATTAAGCGCGCTCGAGAAAATAAAACAAAAACATTTTACATTGTGTTTTCAAAACATGCATATGATGTTGCCGGAATGAGTACCAATCGTGGTTGGACTAGTTGCATGAATTTATATTCGGGTATCAATAAGCATTATATACAATATGATGTTGCAGACGGTACCATGGTTGCATATTTAGTTGCAAATGATGATTTAAACATAAAACGGCCTGTCGCCCGGGTAGCAATTAAACCATTTGTCAATACCGATGATGCAACCGATGTATTTTATGAGCCAGAAGAAAAAGTATATGGTAGTCCGCCGCATACATTTTTAGAAGCTGTTGATAAAATTATGAATGAAGCACAGCCAGGCAAAACGGGACGTTTCAAAATGGTTGATACGTTATATTGTGATTCAAAACGACAAGTTACAAAATATGGAACAGACAATATCGAACAATTGGTTGCTAACATGTTAAAACGCAAGCAAATAGCTACAACGACGGATGAAGTATATTATATATTAGATAACTACGCAGTATATAACAATATTGGTACCTTGCAATTTTCAGATGCAGATAAATTGTATGTTGATGCACCGTCAGCTGATATTGATTTTTCAGCAAACATCCCAGAATCTGATAATCCCACGTATTGTCCTATACAATTTAAACGAGTGGGTGGATTACGTTTTAAACAATTGGCTAGTTTTGATAATTTTCCGGAACAATGTAATAGATTAATTTTAGTTAGTCCACAAATATCTGATTTTACGGGATGTCCGACAGCTATTCGCACATTAACGTTGCGCGGCGGCACTATAACAAGTTTTGCGGGATTACAAAGCGTACAAGATCTTATTATCATGTATAGCACTGATGGAACTATACAATCATTCAACGGATTGCCAAAAACTATTACTAAGATTGAATGTCTTAGTAACAACGTCAATATTGATGTTGATTTGCAAGATTTGATACAACAATTAAAACCATTGAATCTGCGGCAATTAACATTGACACCATTAATTATTAACGCTCAGTCAACTGATAAACTTAAAACTTCATTTGATGCAGCTGTTGCGAAAACATTATCAACACTAGATAATCCAGAATCGCCAACCATGGGAGTGGTAGCATATTACATGACATTGCAACAAATAGTTAATGATTTACCATCAGTGAAAGAAATTTGTAACATACATCGAGATGACTTGAAAAGTAAAATTGATGCTTTGTTGCGATAACATATTTATAAGTGAGGAAACGAAATGACACTTTACGAAAATCAAATACCAGTAGCAGAAGGATATTGTGGTTCATGTTTAATTGAAACAATCAAAGCTGCAGATGAAAATCCAGAATACGTAACCATCAAGGAACCAGGCATCAACGAAGCTGAATATCAAGGACGCAAAGTTCAATTAGGCAAACCAATGCGCGGTGATGTAAAGAAATTCAAAGTTTACGTTAGAAATGCCAAAGGCAACGTTGTAAAGGTCAACTTCGGCGACCCTAACATGAGAATACGTAAAAGCAATCCTGCACGTAGGCGTTCATTTAGAGCAAGGCATCGTTGTCATACTGCCAAAGACAGAACCTCAGCAAGATATTGGTCTTGCAGAAAATGGTAAAAAAATATTCATAACGGTTGGATATTGACTCTTTATTTCATATTATATAGAAAAATAAAGAGTTTATGAAAAAGAAAGTAATTGGAGTACCGGCCGTAGTAAATGGCAAACAAATTATTGTAGATCCGAATGGCAATGACATTAGTTCATTGTTTCGATCAATCATGATTAAACATGCACACGATAATGATGAAGCGTTAGTGTTTGATGAAGAAACAGGTCGATCTAAACGCATAAGTATATCAGACGTAGAATTAGAATTTGCACCAAGTAACCTAGAACCAGAAATGCCACAACCGCCAACAGAAGCCGATCCAGTAATGCATCTTATTCAGAATGCACATAAAATTAAACCCGCAACCTTAGAAATGTCTGACATCAAATGGAAGTATTTGGTACGGTCAGCAGTGCGTGGTAAAAATATCATGATGGTTGGCCCTGCAGGTTGTGGTAAGACGCAAGCCGCAAAGGATCTTCCGGTAGCAACTAATCGTCCTTTCTTTTATTTTAACTTGGGTGCAACTCAAGATCCTCGCGCAACGCTTATTGGTAATACGCATTTCAAAGATGGTCAGACATCATTTGATGAATCTGCGTTTGTCAAGGCAATTCAAACAGAGAATGCCGTTGTATTGCTAGATGAGTTGTCTCGTGCGCACCCTGAAGCATGGAACATCTTAATGACAGTATTGGATGAGGGTCAAAGGTATCTGCGATTGGATGAAGATATCAATTCTCCTACCATTCGCGTTGCCTCTGGCGTATCGTTTATTGCAACAGCAAACATTGGTACCGAATATACATCTACAAGAGTATTGGACCGAGCATTGATGGATCGATTCGAAATCATTGAGGTTGATATTCTTTCTTTGTCTCAAGAAGAAGATTTATTGACTAAACGATTCCCAACGGTATCCAAGGCATTGATTCATTCAGTAGCTGATATTGCAGATGCAACCCGTAAAGAATGGAGATCAGAAGAAGGTAAATTGACTACCATGGTATCCACTCGTATGACGGTGCGTGTATGTGAATTGTTAGCAGATGGCTTTTCTTTGTCAGAGGCCTCAGAGGTTGCAATTCTTCCATTCTTTGATGCATCGGGTGGTACGGATTCCGAAAGAACCTTTGTTAAACAAATCATTCAAAAACATATGGCAACTGAAATGAAAGACATTTTTAATACAGGAAATGATTCAGGCGAATGCACTCCATTCTAATTTTTCATAGCTCAAAAAGAGGCGGCAGAAATGTCGCCTTTTTTTACATAATGGTTGGAAACTGAATAATTATTTCATATTATATATAAAAATAAAGAGCATGAGTATATTAGGCAAATTTGATGGCAGACGTTATTTTACCAATTCGGCATCTAGCTTTTGGTTGAATGAAGATTTTGATACGGACTTTAAGCGTGGCGATAGTATTGACTATACCAAGTTAGCTGCGACGCAACGTGCTATTGCCAATTTCGTTAACATTGTTACCGGTAAACCAATTCCCGTAATATTTCAATCTGCAGATTCTAGTTATACTGATGGCGAGTCTGTTGTTATTGGTACCAAGCTTGACGATAAGAATTTCGATCCAGCAGTTGGATTAGCATTGCACGAAGGTTCGCATATTGCATTGACTGATTTTAACATGTTCAAAGGCGGTATATTAGCCAATACCAAAATGGCAAAAATTGTTCAGCTTAATGGATATGATCCAGAAATGTCAATGTCGCATAGTGATTTCGTAACTATTAAAAATTTATTGAATTGGATTGAGGATCGTAGAATTGACTTTCATATTTATACAACCGCACCTGGTTACCGTATGTATTATGAGGCCATGTATAACAAATACTTCAATGACAAAGTTATTGACAAAGCTCTTCGCGAAAATGAAAAGACCGATGAGTCGTGGGATGATTATATGTTCCATGTTATCAATTTAACTAATCCTAATCGCAATTTGCATGCATTGAAAGCATTACAAGATATTTGGAATGTAATTGATTTGCGAAACATTCAAAGGCTTGAAAATACCGAACAGGCTTTGTTGATTGCGTGTCAAGTGTATAAACTTATTAAGGATGCTGTTGCAGAAGCAGAGGCGGGGCAACAAGCAAACAAACAAGATGAATCACAAGATGAATCACAACCGCAAGATGGTATGGGTAATGGCGGAGAAGGTAATGATGAAGATGAATCAGAAGATTCGGATGATGATTCAGAATCTGTCTCTTCATTGACACCAGCAGAACGAGCCAAATTGGAAAAGGCAATAGAACGTCAACGAGACTTCCTTAAAGGAGAAAATAAAAAGACAGGTAAGTTAACTAAGTCGCAAGCTAGCATCGTTAATGCAGTACGCGAATCGGGTACAGAGGTTCGTCAGGTTGCAACAAATGAATCTGGGACGGCTGACTTTGTTGATGCAATTGTTATTAAGAAGTTGACTCCAGGTATTATTGCATCAATGCCACAAATGTTTGAAAGTTACTCTGAAGACTATGTATCTGGTAAACGCAGTCTAGATGAAAATCAGCATGCAGCTAAGAGTATATTGCGAAATGATGCATCAGTAACGAAAGGCATCGTTCTTGGTAAAATGTTAGGTCGCAAATTGCAACTTAGAAATGCAGACCGAACTTTGAAAACCACTCGCTTGCAAGCAGGTAAGATTGACCGAAGATTGATTTCGCAGTTAGGTTTTGATAATGCAAATGTATTTCATCGCATTGTAACGGATCGATATAAGAATTATTTTATTCATATTTCAATTGATGCATCTGGATCGATGAGTGGTGACAAGTTTCGTAATTCAATTACATCGGCAGTAGCAGTAGCACAAGCTGCGGCAATGACAACCGGAATCCGAGTACAAATTTCACTTCGGGGAACTGATAGTACCATTGGTGGTAAAGAAAGAGCGGTAACAATATATGCATATGATTCGGCTCATGACAAACTAAGCAAGATCCGAAACTATTTCAAATATCTAAGTGTATTTGGATGTACTCCAGAAGGCATTGCATTTAAGAGTATTGAACAAGACATTAAACGAGATGCTAAAGGTGATGAATGTATCTTTGTTAATTATTCAGATGGTTATCCAACCAGCGTGTCGGGTTGTGCATATCAATACGATGGCGTAGGATTTACAAGACGCGTAATTAATGGGTTCCGTGAATTAGGTATTAACATTGTTAGTTATTTCATTACATGTAGTTACGGCGGCGAGTCTAATTCGGAGACATTCCGTAGAATGTATGGCGTTGATTCGAAATTTATTGATCCAAAGAATATGAATGATGTGGCTCGCACTTTGAATTCAAAATTCTTGGAATTAGCACAATAGATATTTATATTAAATAAACAGTTATAAAAAGGATAAACAAGTTATGGCAAAACAAATTGAATTTAATTCGGATGCTCGTGCTAAGTTGAAAGCAGGTGTTGATGCATTAGCAGATGCAGTTAAAGTCACATTAGGCCCGAAAGGTCGCAACGTAGTAATCAGCAAACCATTTGGTGCTCCCCATGTTACAAAGGATGGAGTAAGTGTAGCAAAAGAAATCACATTGAAAGATCCAATTGAGAATCTTGGTGCACAAATGGTAAAGGAAGTTGCTAGCAAAACGGCAGACAATGCTGGAGATGGAACCACAACGGCAACAGTGTTAGCACAATCATTAGTAACGGCAGGACTTAAGAGTGTAGCCGCAGGTGCTAACCCAATTGATTTGAAACGTGGTATGGACAAAGCTGCGGGTGTTATAGTTAGCACACTCAAAGAAATGTCCCAGGAAGTTGGCGTTGATGCTGACAAAGTAAAACAAGTTGCAACCATATCTGCAAACAATGATGAAGCTATTGGTTCACTTATTTCAGAAGCAATTCGAGTAGTAGGACGCGATGGTGTAATTACAGTAGAAGAAGCAAAGGGTACTGAAACAGAAGTTAAGACAGTTGAAGGTATGCAGTTTGACCGTGGATATTTGTCTCCATACTTTGTTACCAATCAAGAAAAAATGTCAGTGGAACTGGAATCTCCATATGTATTGCTTGTTGATGGCAAAGTATCTTCCATGAAAGAATTGTTACCAGTATTAGAACCAGTAGTTCAATCAGGACGTGGATTGCTAATTGTAGCAGAAGATGTAGATGGCGATGCATTGGGTACATTGGTTGTGAATCGTATACGAGGAGCATTAAAGATTGCTGCAGTTAAAGCTCCAGGCTTTGGAGATAAGCGTAAAGCAATGCTAGAAGATTTGGCAGTATTGTTAGGTGCTACGGTGATATCAGAAGAAACAGGATATAAATTATCTGAGGCTGATATGAGTATGTTGGGTCATTGCGAGAAAGTAGAAATTACCAAAGACAAAACAACTATCATTAATGGATTTGGAGAATCTGCAGAAGTTCAACGACGCATTGAATCGATCCGTTATGAAATTGAACAATCTAAATCAGATTATGATAAAGAAAAGCTACAAGAGCGTTTGGCTAAATTGGCAGGCGGAGTAGCAGTATTATATATTGGTGCACCAACTGAAACGGAAATGAAAGAAAAGCGTGACCGAGTAGATGATGCATTGGCAGCAACACGTGCAGCGGTTGAAGAAGGCATTGTACCAGGTGGGGGAGTTGCTTTGATTAGATGTGCAAGTGCATTAGATCAAGTAAAAACGGCTAATTCCGATGAGAAACTAGGTGCGGATATTGTGAAAGATGCATTGCGAGCTCCATTGTATCAGATTGTAGAGAATGCAGGTGGCAATGGCAATGTAGTAGCACACTTTGTACAAGAAGGTGCAAATGCATATGGTTACAATGCACGTACCAATGAGTATGGCGATATGATTGAAATGGGTATTATTGATCCAACCAAAGTAACCAGAACGGCTATTGAAAATGCAGTATCAATTGCATCTATGATTTTAATGACTGAATGTGTAATTGCCGATGAGCCATCAAAAGATGATGAGCCAGCAATGCCGATGATGTAATATGAAAGACACTAAGTTATATAAAAAAGCAATTGCTTTATTAACAAAACCTAAACCAAGGCCGGTGGAAGATATTCACCGGTCTTTGGACGTGGTTGAACATATCATGAAAGATGCTCGAGACTTAAAGATAGACACGGAAGTTGTAACCTGGGCATTGAAACGCATGAAAGAAAATCCTGCATTGAATATATCAGATGCAATTATATTAGGATACGAAGAATGGCACCAATGACACCAATATACAAGCATGGCGATGTAGCATACGTTATACTGCGAAAGAAACCAATATCATACTTTGCCGCTAAATTAGGAGAAATGCCTAATATGGATTATGTTAAAATATATATGGAATGGGTACAAGCTGATCACGTATTGAGATCTGATACGCATTTTATGTTTTGCGAAACTGTACAAGATGCACAAATTATAGAAGATGAACTGGTTATTGATAACATTGATTAGTATATGGTCTATACAATTAGTATGGATGGCATATCAGTTTTATAAATTTAAACAACACAAATGAATAACATAGAACACGATTACTTAAAACTGCTTCATGATGTTTTGCATAATGGCATAGAAAAAGATACTAGAAACGGGAAGACTCGGTCAGTATTTGGAAGACAAATTCGACACAAGATGTCTGCAGGCTTCCCTTTACTCACAACAAAGAAGATGCCATTCCGTCTCATAGCAACCGAACTAATGTGGTTTCTGCGCGGCGATACTAACATCAAGTTCCTTGTTGATAATGGTTGTAATATCTGGACCGGAGATGCTTATAAAAATTATTCAGACCAGGTTCAAGCTTGGGAACCACATTTGGATGAAAAAACGTTTGTTGATAGAATTAAAACAGATGATGAGTTTGCTAACAAGTGGGGTGAATTAGGTCCAATTTACGGAGCACAATGGAGAAATTGGGAAAAGTATGAATGGGATAAACTAGATTTTGAGTTTCGTATAGAATATGTTGATCAAATCCGAAACCTAATCAACGACCTTAAAACAAATCCAGATTCAAGGAGATTGATGGTTACTGCTTGGAATCCAGGAGAGTTAGACCATATGGTACTTCCACCTTGTCATTATGGATTTCAAATTTATACAAGAGAATTAAGTTTAGAAGAAAGAAGATCCTTAGTCAGTCAAGAAATGTTTAATCAAATCTATAATGGAGGTGGGCCGGATACCTTATCCTATTCTGAAATCAATCAATGGAATGTTCCAACCAGATCAATCTCTCTAATGTGGAATCAACGTTCAGTAGATACATTCTTAGGTTTACCATTCAACATTGCAAGTTATGCACTACTACTTCATATCATTGCCGAAGCTGTTAACATGATTCCCGATGAATTAATTGGCAACTTAGGTGATGTGCATTTGTATGAGAACCATTTAGATCAGGCAAAGGAACAGTTAACAAGAGAACCAATGCCATTACCAAAACTTAATATCAACACAGAGTTTTGGCCAACAGAATCTGGAGAATGTGGTGAAGGGCCAATCGATGCCGTATCAGTATTCAATGCATTTAATGATGATAATTTTTGTCGTTGTTTATTGGAAGAAGACTTGCAACTATATGACTACCAATCTCATCCACACATTAAAGCACCTTTATCAAATTAGTTATGAAAAAATACGTTATCATAGGAGTTGCTGCGTATATACTAGAAACAGCATCTACCATGTACATTGCAACAGTAGCGGATCGTAGCATTGCAATGATATTTTGGGCATTCATTGGACCGTTTTTAGGATTACCATTTGTAGGATATATGGTTGATTCTCAAACATGGCCGGATCGATTCAAAATGGCATTTGCTTCTAGTATAGGATATGTATTGGGTGCAATAACAGTTTATGCAGGAAATATATGACATCAGATGATATTAAAATAGTACATCTCAAAAGCAATGCACAACGACTTGAAACGTGGATTGCAATGATTAACGGTGAGATTGTAGGACACATTTACATGGAGCGAGAAGATGATAGCAAAATCAAATTCCTTGATGCTTGGGTACACGAAGAACATCGTCGCAAAGGAATATACAGAACTTTGTGGGAGACTCGGTGGAACTATGCACAGGCTCGATACAAAGGATACAAAATTTATGCTTGGTGTAAACCTGCATCATTACCATTGTTATTAGAAAAAGGATTTGATGCTGGAGAAACATGTACATACGTAGAAAAGACAATAGAATGATTTATACATTAAGATACCGTTTATTAAAGTTTATATTAAGAAAGTTACGAAATGAAAACCAAAAAGCCAACACGTTATAAAAGAATATATCTTGAATACAAGAATGCATCGACCCGCGAAATTTGGGAAGGTGTTAGAGACAATTTTATCTTCGGATTTCTAGGAGCGATACTAGTAGTATTTATTGCAACTCGCATAGACTTAGCAGTATTGCTTGGTTATTTAGCGTATTATGCATTCATGGGCCGCATTGTGAATCGTCCCAAGTATGTAACGGAATTAGGTAAATTGATTGTATTTCCAATTCCATCTGCCTTAGGAGCATTTGCAGGATATAAATTAAGTTACTTTTTATTACAATTTATTTGATTTTGGTTGGATATGTAATAGCAATTTCATATTATATAAAAAAAGAATATGGAAATTGTTTGTATAGACTCGGCACGAGACAAATTTGAATTGCGTAATGCATATGGTGAAGTTGTCACTACAGGTACGCAGGATGAGTGTTTAATGGCGTTATGCGATTTATCTTATTATGAAGATCAAATGGCATATCAACAACATTTGCATCTAGGATCTTTTTAATGTTATGGTCGGTTCATCTAGGGGTTAGGATACAAGATTTTCATTCTTGTCACACGGGTTCGAATCCCGTACCGACTACGAACACGAGTAACCACAAACCCACTGGTATTAGGCAGTTCTCGAGATGGAATGCAACGGAACATAGGACCTGCTCAAGTTTACCCTGGCATCGCGTCAGGGTTTTTTACTGTACATATTTATATTAAAGGTTAGTTATGAAACACGTTTATGCTATTATCATGATGTTGATTAACATCATTGCTTACACTCAATATTGTCCGGCATTGGGTCCGGATCAAATTCTTCCTTGCGGTGTTAATACTGCAACATTAACAGCAGACCTATCCCAATGTGGACCAGGTAATAATCCAAATGCTACAACCGCATACACTGTATCGCAAATACCATATGTGGCACAAACCAATGTAGGTACATTAGTTGCATTAGGAGATGATGTGCAATCGGGTGTATTCAATATTGGATTTACTTTTTGTTTTTATGGAACAACATATACTCAGTTCCGAATTGGTTCCAATGGTTGGGTTTCTTTAGGAGCAGGAGTACAGCCAGCAACATTTACTTCATTGGCTATCCCAACGGCGAATGCAGCAGTACCAAAGAATTGTGTTATGTCACCATGGCAGGATTGGCACCCAGGAATTGGAGGACAAGTACGATATCAAGTTCAAGGTGTTGCTCCGTGCCGAAAGCTAGTTGTAAGTTGGATTGGAGTGCCAATGTATTCGTGCACTAACCTACTAGGAACATTTCATATTGTACTTTATGAATCAACCAATGTGATTGAAACGTATATTGCCAATAAACCAAATTGTCCACAATGGGCAGGCGGTACTTCAGTGCACGGCATACACAATGCTGCAGGTACCCAAGCAGTAACGGTTGCTGGTAGAAATTCATCACAATGGACTGCTGTCAATGATGCACGTAGATGGACTCCTGCAGGTGCACCAATACAACCTACATTGGTTTGGTATCAAGTAGGCAATCTAGTTCCAATTGCTCAGAACGTAAATCAAATAACAGTAACACCTCCCGCCGGCGGAGCATATTATACTTGTCGTTTAGAATATGGTCCTTGCAATGCAGGTTGGTCTACATGTAATGCAGGAGTAGGATTAGGACCAGACACGGTGCAAGTTGTACCAGGACCTCCGGTATTGAATCCGCCCAACGTTGTAGCAACAAATCCATTGTGTAATGGTGACTGTAATGGTAGCATCACGGTAACTCCAACTAATGGTACTGCTCCTTATACATATACTTGGACAACGGGACAATCAACACCTAACATAACACAACTATGTGCTGGTAACTATTCCGTATTGATATCAGATGTTAATGGATGTACTGTAACTACTCCGGCTACATTGATTGATCCAGCTCCATTGCAAGATCCAACCATGACATTTACTAATCCAGTATGTGCTGGTGATTGTAACGGAACGGCTACTGCTAATCCAATCGATGGCATAGCTCCTTATACATTTGCGTGGAACGATCAACAAATAACACAAACGGCAGTGTCGTTATGTCAAGGCACGTATGCTGTAGTAGTAACAGATGCTAATGGGTGTGTTGCATCTAATACAATTACTTTGATAGATCCGCCTGTCGTTGTTACTGGACCAATTGCCTCATTAGATACTGTTTGTTTAGGAGAAACGGCAGCTGCATATTCAGTACCAACACAACCTGGATATACATACACATGGACATCAGTGGGTAACATAGTATCAGGACAAGGTACAAATGCCATTACGGTTGATTGGAGTGCGTTAAACGCAGGATTAGTTAGCGGGGCTGTTCAAGTAATTGCCGCAAATCAATTTGGATGTCTTAGTGCACCAGTAACTGAGAATGTATACATATTAAACATTGTACCAGTGATCGATGCAGTTGGACCATTTTGCGTATATGATGCAGATGCAACACTCACCGCAACACCTATAGGAGGAACATTTTCTGGATTAGGTGTTACAGGCAATCAATTAGATCCGACTTATGCAGTAGGCACAAACAATGTATCATATACGTATACTCAAAGTGGTTGTTCATTTACTTCGTTCACAACAATAACAGTATATCCGCAACCAGAAGTATTAGCAATTACACCAAACGATGAATTCATACAAATTTGCGAAGGAGATTCGGTTATATCAACATATGTAGCTACAGTTAATGCTCCGGGCGTAACAGAATGGACATTGCTGAGTAATACTACGCAATCGCCAACACTGACAGTATCTTGGAACAATGCTGGAATGTATACAATTCAAGCAACACACACGGTCGATGGATGTGTATCGCAACCTGCAACTACTACGGTAACAGTATCACGTTGTCCACAGCTTTTATATTATGTACCAAATTCATTTACACCAGATGGCAATCAATACAATCAAACATGGAGGCCAGTATTTACCTCAGGCTTTGACCCAGCTGAATTTCATTTAACCATATTCAATCGTTGGGGCAATACTGTATGGGAATCATATTCAGCAATGGCATCATGGGATGGCACTTATAACAATACTGCGTGCCAAGATGGAGTATATACTTATAAGATTTGGTTTGGTGATAAAGAAACGGATGCTAAGTATACTGTAACGGGACATATTACATTGATACGATAATTATTATAAATGGAGCGATATGAAAAAAATTTTATTTAAACTGGTTTTATTTACTATATTATTATTTGGGTTTAACAAACAAACAGTACACGCTCAAGCATTTTGTAATAACCCAATGGGGAGTATTTCATTAACTACATCTTGGCAATACTTTTATCATACTTGTTTAGGATATGTTTCTTTTCAAGCAACAGCAGGATGTACATATGAATTTACTTATTGTAATTCATTTGCTCCGTCTGCATATTATTCTGCAGATCCATATCTTACAATATCTACACAGCCAACATCTGGTGGGTTAGCACAGAATGATGATTGGTGTGGATTAGGTACATATCTAACATGGACATGCCCTACTACTGGTACTTATTTTTTAAACTTAGGTAACTGTTGTTCATCAAGTTGTGGGTGTGGACAAAATCGTAACATGGGTTATCGTTCAACCAATTGTGTTGCAACAGTAAATAATCCAACATCAATTACTCCGTCAGTAAATCCATTATGTGTTGGCAATTCTACTAACTTGGTTGCAAATGGAGCTCAAGGTACTGTACATTGGTATACAGGTGGATGTGGTGTAACGCTGATTGGAACGGGTAATTCTCGATTAGTTTCTCCTACTACTACAACTACGTATTGGGCTAGAAATTTTAGCGGAGGACAATTTAGTACGGGTTGTGCTGCAGTAACTATAACAGTCAATCCTAGTTTACCTACTGCAGGACCTGTATCGGGAAACAATGTGATAATTGCAGGAACGTCGTCAACATATTCAATACCACCGTTACCTGGTGCAACATATCAATGGGCATATACGCAATCAATGACGGGCGTTCTTTGGATCAATATACCAGGCTCTAATAGTCCTAGCATAACACATACTTGGCCACAAACAACAACTAATGGTGCTATTCGTGTTACGGTAACAAATTCTAGTAATTGCAACAATCAAACATTGGTTTATTTGATTATAACGAATGGTGCACTGCCAGTCGAATTGCTTTATTTTGATGGCACCGCTTATGATAAAACAAATTATCTAGAATGGGCAACTGCAACTGAATACAATTCAAGTCACTTTGTTGTAGAAAAAAGTGAAGATGGTTATGAATGGACATCAATTGGACAACAATGGGCTGCAATTAATTCAACACAAGAAATACGGTATGACTTAATGGATGATAACGTATATCCAGTAATCAATTATTATCGATTGAAACAATTTGATATTGATGGCACAAATAAAGAGTATGGACCTATTGCAATAGATAATCGTCGAGACTTGAAGAAAGTAATTAGAACAATCAACTTGTTAGGCCAGCAAGTAAATGAATCAGCAACTGGTATTGTTATCGAAATTTATGAAGATGGCACCATAAGAAAAACAATTCGTTAATTGGATATTGAATTTATTTTATTTATATTTATTAATATAAGTTGTAAATTGTTATATGTAGGACAATGTTATGAAAATAGAAATACTCACAAGGTATGCTGAATCGGGAAGTTACTATAAACTTCAAGAAATTGATTTTGATAAGCTTTCTAACATCATGATGTTTCCGCGTGAAGTATTTGCTTATATTGATGATGTTCGTGTTGCATTCCCTCGCGATGAGTATAATGCCGCAATACAAGAATATGTCACTTATAAAAACATAACCGGAGACCCAGTATGAAATATTTCATGATACTACTTATTGTGATGTGTTGCACGCTTGTTGCATGCCGCACATCAAAGTCTTCTTGCGATGCATATTCGCAAGTACGATAACCAACCCAACACGGGAGTTCTTTGACATACGGAGGAAACTTATGGAAACATTAATGTTTGCTTTTGGAGTACTAACAATGGTTTTGGTGGCGATTGCTGCTATTGCTGTATATAGTATTGTGAAGGTATTAAAATTACAAAGACACATCGATACATTGGATCGTTATACCAATGACCAATTTTCTAATTTATACAGAAACATCAGCCACGAAGATGAAGAAATTCGAAGAGTGTTTAACGAACAAATTAAACATGTATATGAAAGAATGGATCGTCAGACTGATGACATTTGGCGTCGTACGGATGAATTAAATTCATATGTAGATCGTCGATTTGATAAATTGATAGACACATATATGTTGGTTAAAGAAACCGAACAGGAATCAAAAAAATTAATTAAAGGATAACAAAGTTTC